AGATTCTGAAATAATCGGATATCAATCTGTTGGAGTAGATGCAACTGGGAATGGAGTATTAAACATTGCTTCTGGATCTGGTAATCAAAGAGGTGTTGATAATACAATTCCGATTGATCATCAAATAGGCACTGAAGTTAAAAAACACGAAATAAGTGGAGTATCTATAAGAAGATTAGAGGTAGAAACACAAGATGTGGATGGACTTGAAATAGATCTTGATTCTTATCATGTTTCTTTTGATAGGACAAAAAATGGTTTAGTTCGTTCTGCTGATACATCAACAATACCTCAATTATCTTTTAGCAAAGAAGCATTTGTTGGAGGTAATAATGTGAGAGCATCTAAAAACATCTTATATGGTGCGGTAATTCCTAGGTATCAAGTAATAGCACCTACAGGTGTAGATGGGTCTTCAACGAGCATACAAGCAAGTATTAGAACTGTAACAGGAACAAGTGTAAGTGGAAATGAAGTTTCGTTCATTGATAGTGGTGTTCAACCAGTTCAATTGAATAGATACAACGTTTTGGACACCGTAAGAATGGTTGCTTCTAAAGTAAATGAAAATCAGTATCTATCTGGATTACCAAGAAATAAATCATTTACTACACTTTTAAATATGAATTCAAGTAATGAGGATCTTTCTCCTATAGTTTATATTGATGGTGGTGCAGAAACTGAATTTATAAATCATAGATTAAATAGACCAATTGATTTAGAGTCATATAATACAGATTCAAGAGTTAATACATTACTTTTTGATCCTCATGCTGCGGTTTATACATCAACTCCCGTATTTTTGAGATCACCTGCAACCTCAATTAAAGTATTACTAAATGCAGTAAAAGAGCCAGATTCTGATTTTAGAGTTTTATATTACTTAGATCTTGCAGATTCAAGTGAAATACAACAATCATTTGAACTATTTCCTGGATTTAAAAATACACAGGGAATTGATAATGGTGGAACTTTTACCATTGATGCATCAAAAAATGATGGTAGACCTGATTTTAATGTTTCTAATAGTAGACCAGATGAATTTAGAGAATATCAATTCACAGCTGAAAATTTACCTGAATTTAATGGATTTGTAATTAAGATAGTGATGTCAAGTTCTAATCAAGCAAAACCAGTTAGAATTAAAGATTTAAGAGCAATCGCAATAGCATGATAAAAGTAGAAGGTTACTCACATCTCTATAGAGATCCTCAATCAGGTGCGATTATCAATTGTGATGATCATGGATATAAGCAATATGTCAAATCTTTAGAATCTCGAAATAAACAAAAAAGAGAACTAGATGACATGAAAAAAGATATTGATGAAATCAAATTACTTCTTAAAACTTTGATTGAGGCAAACAACTCATAAATATAAGTAGAAAATATTATTTAAATAGATGGCAGCTGTATATGTTTCGAATTTAATTATCAACGCAGGAGCTGATTTTAATCAAGAATTTAACTTGGTTGAAGGTGATGACTCTGGTGCTTTGAATTTAACTGGATTTACAGTCGCAGCTCAGTTTAGAAAGCATGCAGGTAGTAGTTCTAAAACAGATTTCACAACAACTATTGTAAGTGCCACTGAAGGAAAGTTACAAATAATATTGACAGCAGCGGATACTGCTACAACAAAAGCTGGTCGATATCAATATGACATTGTGATAACAAATGCAGCAGGTGAGAAAACAAGAGTCGTAGAAGGTTCTGTACTTGTAAGAGAAGGAGTCACTCGATAATGCCGATCAAAGTCAGAGTTGGTCAATCAGACGCAATTAAAATTTTATCAAGTGCAAGTGGTGGATCTGTCACATCACAAAATGCTATTAATGTAATTGGTGGAATTGCATCAGTTACTGCATTAAATGTAACTGGTATTTCTACATTTGTGGGTAATATTGATGTAACTGGTATTGCGACTGCGTTAAATTTAAATTCAACTACCTTTAACTCAAATAGTTTAAATATTTCTGGATTATCAACGTTTGTAGGAATAGTCACTACAAAAAATGATTTATACGTTGGTGGAAATTTATTTGTAGGTGAAGATTTAACATTTGATGAGATTAATGGTAGAAATCTAAATATCTCAGGCATAGGAACAGTGAATACATTAAATGTGACTGGGACATTGACTGCTGGATTAATCGATGGAGGCTCATTCTGATGGCAAGACCAAATACTAGACAAGGACTAATTGATTACTGTTTTCGAAAATTAGGTGCGCCAGTTTTAGAAATAAACGTTGATGATGATCAAGTAGATGATTTAGTTGATGATGCTCTTCAATTATTTGGGGAAAGACATTTTGATGGTATTGAGAGAATGTATCTTAAATATCAATTGAGTCAAGATGATATTGATAGAGGAAAAGCATCAGGAACTTCTGGAGTTGGTATCGTAACAACCACTGGAACTTCAACTAACGTGAGTGGTTTAGGAACTATTACATCTAATTTTTATGAAACATCCAACTTTATACAAGTTCCAGATGCTGTTGTAGGTATTGAAAAAGTTTTTAAATTTGACTCAAGTTCAATATCTGGTGGCATGTTTAGTATTAAATATCAATTATTTTTAAATGATTTATACTATTTCAACTCAGTAAACCTTTTACAATATTCAATGACAAAAAGATATCTAGAGGATATTGACTTTTTGTTAACAACTGATAAGCAATTAAGATTTAATAAGAGACAAAATAGATTATATTTAGATTTAGATTTTGCATCACAAGATGCTGAAACATTTTTAGTGATTGAGTGTTATCGTGTTTTAGATCCAGATCAGTTTACAGGGGTATATAATGATCAGTTTTTAAAATTATATTTGACTGCATTAATAAAAAGACAATGGGGACAAAACTTAATTAAGTTTCAGGGTGTAAAATTACCTGGTGGTTTAGAATTAAATGGTAGACAAATATATGAAGATGCAGAAAGAGAGATAGAGGGAATTAGAGAAAGACTCATTTCAGAGTATGAGTTACCTCCTCTTGATTTTATAGGATAGTGAATAATGGCATTAAACCCCTTTTTTCTACAAGGTTCGCAGAGTGAACAGAGACTTGTTCAAGATTTAATCAATGAACAACTTAAAATTTATGGTATTGAAGTAATATATTTACCTCGTAGAATAGTCAAAAAAGATAGCATATTCACTGAATTAGAATCATCAAAATTTAGTGATAATTTTGCTATAGAGGCATATGTAAACACATATGAGGGATATGGTGGTGCTGGAGATATCATGACTAAATTTGGTATGAGTTTAAAAGATGAGTTAATAATTACAATATCAAAAGAAAGATTTGAAGATTTCATATCACCATTTTTAGTGGGATTACCAGAGGGAGAAATAGAGGTAACGAGTAGACCAAGTGAAGGAGATCTAATTTATTTTCCTTTAGGAAAAAGAATATTTGAAATTAAATTTGTAGAACATGAAAAACCATTTTACCAATTTGGTAAAACATATGTCTATGAACTAAGGTGTGAACTATTTGAACTTGAAGACGAAATGGGTGGATGGGATCAAGTCAGCACAACCACTGAACAAATTGATGACGTGCTGGTTGATCAAGGATATATTACATCATTAAAACTTATTTCGATAGGTTCAACTGCAACATTAGGTGTAACCACTGCGTCTGGATACATTCGAAAAATATTCTTAAATGAGGACGGGTATAATTATACAAAAATTCCTACTATTTCTATAGATAGCGCACCAGCAGGAGGAACAGATGCAACTGCTGTCGCTATAACGACAAGTATAAACAATGTATTTTCAGTCAAAGAAATATTACTCACAAATCCTGGTGCTGGATACACAGAAACTCCAAATATAACAATAGTTAGTGCAGCATCAACGATAATAGGAATAGGATCAACTTCTTATGGTGTTGGTGCAGCTGCGACAGCTCTCATCGTCACTGACAATTCAGGTATTGGTACAGTCAGTATTGCATCAAGTGGAAGTGGTTATGCTATCAATCCAACTCTAACATTTATTACACCAACATCGGGAGTTGGCACAGC